CATCGGTCGCAAGTATGTTGCTATCCGCTCCCGTGCCAAATCCAGAAGCGGAAACGCCGAAGGGGTGATATTCCGTGACACCGCTGCCGGATTGATACGCCAACGGCAGTCGCATGACAAAAGTCAAAAAGTTCCACCCTTCTCGCAATTGGTTGGTGTTGTATCCGACAGACAGAGCGTTACTCATTGTTGCTGCGTTTGTCGTGATACCGACCGACAAGGATCCAGCCAACGTGCCGCCCACCTCATACCCCGGCTGCGCCTGTAGGTAGACCCACAGGCCAAATTTGCCGCCCAAGTTTTTGGTGAGCATGTTCGTGGCAAAGGTGCCAAGCCGGATCACCTCGTTCGTGTTTGCAGCAGGAACAACTCTCAGCATATCTGGCTGACCAGTGCGAGATGTGATTCCGGTTTTTGCTCCACTTCCGTCCCACCCTGTATACCCTTGCGTCAGGGTCGGCGAGCCGGTTGTTGCCGTCCACTGCCCAGTGCCGAATCGACAAGCCAGCTTTCCAATTGAGGTAACCGCCCGAGTCACGCCTGCTGGCTGAAGCAGATCGCCCACAAGCATCGCCGATGCCGCTTCTGTTGCGGCCACGCTATCGAAGTAAGTCCTTTTCCCAGCCCCATCCACCGCGGATCTCCTCACCGGGTCATACTGGAGGTTTTGAATGCCAGTACCCAGCGGGAACCCGAGCGCTCCATCGGTGTCCGTTGCATACCCAGCGCCCACCATGGCCGCGCCAAACGCATCCGAGACCGTGTTTGTACTGCCAGCCGTCAGCAGGCTTCCAGACTCGCCCATGCGAGCCTGGTTCATCGTGATTCGCATTGTCATTCTCTACTCCTTCGGTGTTGCGTTGGCTTGGCCCGCAGCGGCTCCAGCTGCTGCGGCAAGTTGTTGGGGGTTGGGTGTGCCGGCCAGCTCGACGCCCAGGCGCTTGCGCATGTCGGCGGCGGCCTTGATCTCGATCAGCAGATCTTCGTAGTCCAGGCCGAGCTTCGCTGCCACGGACTGGGGGGACTTCAGGCCAGCGTTGATGGCGTTGATGTCTGCCTCGATGTCGGCGCGGGGGTCGACCCACTCCCAGCGGCGGCCCTGGAAGGTGTGAGCCATGAACTTTTCACGCTTGGCCAGTGGCAGCGCGCTGCCGTTGGGCATGGTGATCTGGCCAAAGCTCAGCGCAGCGGCCATGAACTCGGCGTGGATGCGCTCCATCACCGCGCCGACAAACCACTCCTGGATCACCATCCAGCTGTCGCGCTCCTCGAGGGTGCCGCTGCGGATGCTGGAGAAGCTCACGCCCTCCAGGTCGTTGGCCAGCGCGTGGTAGGCCACACCCAGGCCGGACGCGGTGCCGCGCAGGTTGGCCTTAATGAAGTCGGCGAACATCGCCGTGGGGTATTCGGGGTTGAAGGGCGTGAACTGGACGCCCTCGGGCAGGCTCTGGAAGGTGCCAGCGTCTGCGTCCATGGCCAGCGGCTGTTCGTCGCCCTCGGTGCCGTCGTCGATCTTGCCGGTGCTGAGCATTTCGGCCTGGCCATCTGGCGTGGTGAAAAAGCCCATCTTGCTCGCGCCTACACGCGCGGCGATGATGGCGGCCTCCTCGTACCCGCCGCGGTTGTTCAGGCGCATCATGGCGGCATGGGCCCATGGCACGCCGCGCACCTGCTCGGCGTCGTCGCTGATGAAGGCGTGGATGATGTCGGCCGCGTCGAAGCGCTCATGGGTCGAGAGGCTGGCGCCGGCGACCACACCGCCATAGACATCGCCCGGGTTCTTGATGCGCAGCCAGTAGGCCAGCGGGCGGTTGTAGCGGTTGACCTCGATGCCCATGCGAATGGCGTTCACGCCAGGCGCCTCGGGGCGCTGGAGCTGCGTGTCCAGGCGGTTTACGTCGAGCAGCTGCAGGGCCAGGCCGAAGGGGTTGCCGGCCTCCGCGCCGCGCACCAGGTGGATAAGGCATTCGCCGTCACGGGCAACGGCCTTAATGTTGATCTGCAGCAGGTCGATGAGCCGGCTGCGGCCTGCCACGTCGCAGACCTTCGACCAGCGCTGCCAGGCGGCCTCGATGGCGTCGTTGCCCAGCTGATCCGGCTGGCCTGGGCTGTTGTACACGCGGGCCTGGAAGCGAAAGCCGGCCGGGCCCACGACGTTCGTACAGACCATGCTGAGCCAGCGTTTGATGTACTCATCATTTTGCGCGAGCAGGCGTGATCGGGCGCGCAGTTTGTCCAGGCTGCGGAAAATGTCGGCGTTGGCGCTGGAGTTGTGCACCGACCAGCCGTGCGTCAGCCGGTTGACTTGGGCGGCGGCGTAGTTGCGCTGCTGCACCTGGCGCGGCGCTGGCTTGGCGACCAGGGCGCGCATGATGCGCGACACGATGCCCGGGCGCTGGGTGGTTGGCATCATCGGGCAGTGAACCTTGTGAAGAGCAGGTTTTTGGGCGCCAGGCCGGCCTTGAGGCGGGCGACGTTGTCTTCGCGGGCGACTTCGGCCCTCAGCTTGTCGCGCCATGCCATGAAACTGGAGGGGTCGGCAAAGCGCTGGCGGCGGTCGCCAATCTGGTACTCCTGCAGGTAGGCTTTGGCGCCGTAGGTGGCCAGGGCAAGATCGGCAGCGTCCAGGGCCTTGCGGGCAGCGCTGCGGGTGTCGAGCAGGGTGGCGGCGGCCAGGTTCTGCAGGATGGTGATGCGGCCCTGGTTGATGGTGTAGCGCTCCGCGCCCTTGGTGACTGTCGACTGCCAGGTATACGTGCCTGGAGCCCAGGCGGCGGTGGTGCTGGCTGCGACGCTGACGGAGTGATCTGCGCCGCTGGCGGTGGCGGTGATGGTGATCTTGCTGGTAGCGTTGATCAGCGTGTAGGCCAGGACCCAGGAGTCATTGGCAGGGTAGTCGCCGAGAGACTTTTTCCACGCCGCAGTGTCACCGGCGGTGATGGACTGCGGCTCGATGGTGGGGATGGCTACGGTCATGGTGGCAAGGGTGCACCAGGCGGCGCCAAAAGTTCAGGGGGAAAAATGGCACGGCTACCGGTTCACTATCTGCAGGTAGACGGTGCGTTCGTCGGTTCGCCCGCCTGCGGTGGTGATCCGGCACGAAACTGGCGCTTTTGATCCCACCTGGCCGCCAGAAATAAAGGCGGTTGCCACGGTCGTTGTGTTGCTTTGGCTGTCCTTGGTCAGGCCGGTGCCGAGCGTCCAGGTCGGGGTGCCGGTGATCGTGTCGCTGATGGCGGACAGCCAAGCAGACCAGTCGAAAGCGTAGTCCAGCACGGCCTGGGGGTCTTTGTCGATCGTGAGCAGGCCATCGGTGTCGGTGTAATAGGTGTCTGCCATTTCTGCCTCTATACGGTGTGGGCGCGGTCTTCGCGAGCGACCGTCATGGCGCGGCGCTCACGCGCAATTGCGGCTGTGCGGTTTTGCGGAGCTATCCGGCGCGTGCGCTGGTTTGGCACGAATGGAAACTCGACGGTGATGTTGTCTGCAATGTGCGCATGCAGCGCATCTGCCACCATCAGGTCGATGTACCCGCGCGTCAGGGCCAGGCTGTCGGCGGCGTGCGCATGCAGCGCATCCGCCACCATCAGGTCGATGTACCCGCGGGTCAGGGCCAGGCTGTCGGCGGCGTGGGAATGCAGCGCCTGCTGAATTGCCAGCACCGATAATGTGGTGAGCGTCGGGCTGTCGGCGGCGTGGGAATGCAGCGCCTGCTGAATTGCCAGCGCCGACAATGTGGTGAGCGTCGGGCTGTCCGCACTGTGCGCATGCGTGGCGTCTTGAATTGTCAGATTGAGGGCGCCGCTGGTAGTCAGCGTAAGGTTGTCAGCCGTGTGCGCGTGGAGCGCGTCGGAGACGACCAAATTGATGGCGCCGCCTGACGCCGCCAGATTGAGCTGCAGTAGCGTGAGCAGCATGACTTACAGCGTTTCTAGCGCGGCAAGGGTGTTTTGCGTTTCCGCGATTTCCGCGTCGATGGTGGACACCCGGTCCAAGTCGCCCAGGTCGGCGGCACTGGTCCGAAGCTGGCTCAGATTGACCAGCCTGCGCTTGAGCATCTCGATGATTTGAGCGATAGTCATGTTAAACCACCTGCGCTCGAAGCATCACGGTGCTGGTGTTCAGCACCATGTACACGTAATCGATCTCTGTCGCGCCGTCGGTGTACACAACATCAAACGCCGTGTCTCCGGCGATTGCAGCGCCCTGCGTGTATGTCATGGTTGACCAGCCATCCTGCTCGTTGGTCACCACGTTGTAGCGGAACCACCTGCCGGTGGAGTCCTTTTGCGTGTAGATGTAGTCCTTGCGATAGATGTACTTGCTTCCCGCGCCGAAAACCTCTGTTGCCGGTGCGTAGGTGAGTGCGCTCGCCCACGTGTTGGCCGCGATGTCGTACCGATCAAGCACGGCACCAGCGGTTCCGCGAAACGAGTAGATGTAGCGACCGTTTTGGATTGCCGACTCGCTTGTCCAAGCGGCATCCGTCGCCTCATAAACCCAGTGCGCCGACATTCCAACGCCGGGGGCGGCGGCGCGAGCAAGGGTCGGCGAGAGAGTCGTCCATGTGCCAGCCGAGATGCTGTAGCGAAACAACGTGACGGCCCCGCTGCCCATGTAGTAAACAAAATCGTCGTTGCCCTCGATGCTGTACACGCTAGTGGCATCGGGAGCGGTCGTCCACGCCGCCGAGGTCGTCAGCACGGTGCCGGTGTTGCTGCTGATGGTGCGGATCTGGCCTGCGCCTGTGCCCGACACAATACGCACCTGATAGTTCGTCCACTGGTTTGTAGTCCAAGTCTTGGCGCTATTGCTCAGCGTCGATGCTCCACCAGCCGTCGCCGTGCCGGTGGCGAATGCCTTGTAATCAGAGCCGACCCAAGACGGGGTGGCGACCAGCTTGGAGTCCGTGCCGATCACTGCAGCAGGGGCGATGCCGTCTGTTGCGCCGGTTTCGGCCGATGTCCAAGTATTGAGGGCAAAATCGTAGAAGCGGAACACCGCCGCAGTCGTGGTGCCCGACGCTGTGATGGCGTTCAGCACGTACCAGCGTGGGGTGATCAACCGGAACGTGGTTGATGCCGTGAACGCAGATGCCTGCGTTGCAACAGTGATCACCGAGTTCGTGCCAACCGTGTTGCTCAAGATCGGCAACGTGACGCCATTGTTCGCGCCGCCGCCCGTGATGTGGATGGAGTAGCCGCGCAGGTCACGGGCCAGCGTCAAATTGGTCGTGATGGTCGAGGTCGTCCCCGCCGTCGCAGTGCCCGAAGGGCCAATAGCGGTTGCCGTTCCACACGCCCCAACGGCAAAGGTTCCGGCAAGAGCGCCTGACGGGATTTGCACCGACGAATCTTCCAGCGGGTTGAGCAGGTAATGCACCGTGGCGCTTGCGACATACAACTGCTGCTGCCGGTAGTGGCGCGACGATGCGATAAATGCCCCGGCGACGGTTGCTGTAGGTACGGGAGTGCAAAACTCCCAGCGTTTGAGGTCAAGGATTTTGCGATTGCCGTTTGTTGTTGCCATATCAGCTCACCGAAATGTTGCGGCGCAGGCTGTCCGCGCCAAGTCGCATTAACGACGGGATTTGCTCGGTAGCCGCCAAGCCGCCGATCTGGGTTTGATTGGTCATCGTTGCCACGGTGGTGACGGTGCCGACTGTGGTAACGGTGGGCAGGGTTCCCGTCTCGATGTTGACCCGCATACGGTTCGCTGTGTCAGGCAGCATTTGGCCAATAGTGCGCGTAAGCGCCTGGACAGCCATGCGCATTGCTTCAAGCGCTTCGATGCCCTCACCATACAGCGCAGTGGGCAGCGGATTGGCTACGCTCGCATCGACAGCAGAGCCGTCTGCTCCCCACGCCGGCTTTACCCGCTGAAATTTGACCCCGCCGATGTCGTCCGCCGCTATGACATCACCGCCGGCGCCTGCGTTTAGGGTTGTGTTGTCTGCCATGTACTAGCTCCACATTCAAGTTGGATCAGCAATCTCGACATCCCAGGCCGGGAAGTTCACGGTGTTGCTGCCGTTGGCCGTCACCGCCTGCGAGGTGCAGGTCGTCACGTAAATCAGCGTGGTGTCCGACACCCGCACCAGCGCGATGTGATTGCCAGTGCCGCTTGTGTCAATCAATACGCCCGTTTTTGCCGAGATCGTGACCTTGCGCCCACTGGTGTCGCCGTTGGCCTTGGTGAAGTCGCCACCGGACAGGGTTACATCGGAAAGCGCAAAGGTCGCGTTTGCCTCGGTGTAGGTGGTGGGCTGTGCGTTGCACAGGATCATCCTCGTGGCCGTGGCGATCTCGTCCAGCGTTTTATCGAGGATTGCGTCGGGAATTGCTTTTGCCATGAGTGTTCCTATCTGTCGCGGGAAAGACTGTTGCTTGCCCGATCCTCGCCCGGTATTTCCAATTTGTTCAGGGGGAAATGCGTCACTACAACTTGGTGTTTAGGAGCCGGTAGGCATGCCGGCGGCTAATCCCGGCCTCTTGAAACACTTGGCCCAGTGACTTCTGGGACCGTAGCCCTTCTCCCATCCTCACGCTGCGCTGCAGCGCCGGCCGCTTTGCGACGTAGGGCTCGGTGCCTCCCCACGCCTGGCGGGTCTGGGCCTCGAGCTGCTGCATTTTTTGAGCCGGGATCTCGGGCGCGATCGTGCGCAGCCGCTGAAGAAAGTCGTCGACGATGTCTGCCATGGATACCCCTTACCACCGTTTGACCCAGCCGCTGCGGCGGGGAAAGTTACGGGCTCGCACGGGCTTGGGTGGGCTTTTTGGAGACACCTGTGCCGGGCTGGCCTGCGCCTGGTCGGGTGTGGGTGCCGTGTCTGACGGCGGTGGATTCTCGGGGTGTTCTTCGACCGCGACGGCATGCATTGTCGCAAACTGCGTGTCAAGTGGCAAGGGGTCTTTTGGAGCGGGGGCATCGAGCATGTCGCGCTGGCGCAGCCTGGCTTCGATGCGCGCCCAGTGGTGGTCGGCGTACTTCGGAATGCCCAGGTAATACTCGGCGGCGCGGCTGTAGACGCAGCAGTCCAGCGCCTCGTTGCGCCGGCCGGCAGGCTTGAGCCACTCCAGCTTGGGGCGGCCCTTGTGGTAGCGGGTGACTAGGCGCTCGGCGGTAAGCTGGTCGTAGACATAGCTGGGCGTATGCCGGCTGAAGTGCACATACCCCGGGCCCACCTGGAGCAGGCGCAGCTCGGCGTAGATCATGGCCTTGGCGGTGTCGGTGCCAACCGGCCACACCCGGGCGCCGCGCTTGATGCGCTGGCCGCGGAAGGTGACCTCCACGTCGCTGGGCTTGCCCAGCACCGGCTTGGCGGCGATGCTGGAGCCCTTGACGGCCAGGACGTGCTCTGCCTGGTGGCGGCGGGCGTAGTGGTAGACCTGCTGTGTGTGGTGGCCGCCGGAGTCCACCGCGCAGGCGCTCAGGGTTATCAGGGCCCCGCTGGCGTGGGTGAATGGGCGGCGGCGCCACTCGGTGAGCAGCTTCCACGGGCTGTTGGGCTGGTCTTCTGGAGTGGCCGGGTCGCCGTAAAACACCTGGTGGTCGACCATCCAGCGTTCGTTGTTGCGGCCGATCGCCCAGGCGTAGGCTTCCAGGCGGTCGCCCTGCACGTCTGCGCCGGCGGTAACGACCAGGCCGCCCCAGGGGATGGTGGTGAGCGCGTAGTCCTCCGCACGGCGGGCCAGTTCGTGGGTGGCGATCTTGTCGCCCTGCTCCTCCCAGGTCTCGGCCAGCACCGTGTTGGTGAAGGTCTTGAGCTTGCTGATGTCGCCCTGCTTTGCGGCCAGCGCGGCCTCCGTAAACTGCTGCACCAGGTCGGCCCAGCTCACCCAGCCAAGCGGCGCATAAAGGGCGTTCAGGTGGTAGCCGGTGAGCTTGCCAGGGCGCGCGCTGTCGCGCGAGGGCTGCCAGTCGCCACCAAAGAGCATGGCGGGCTTGTGGTGCTCGAGGATCTCGCAGCCGTGGGCGGCGCAGACATAGCGCACGGTGCCCAGCAGCGGAGCGCCCTGGTCGTCCTTGTCCCAGCGCAGGCCGTGGGGTTTGTCGGTGCCCCACTCCAGCACCTGGCGCTCGCCGCAGTGCGGGCAGGCCACCTGGTAGCGGCAGGCGTCCGAGGTTTCGAAGGCGCTCTCGATGCGGGAGAAGTCGCGGGTGGTGGGGGTGCTGACCTTCAGCACCTTCTTGCGCGCGAAGGTGCTGGTGCGCTTTTCGGCCAGGGCCACCGGGTCGCCCTCGCCGTCCACGTCCAGCGGGTAGGCGTCGATCTCGTCCAGGAACAGGTAGCGCACCGGCATCGAGCGCAGACTGGCGGCCGAATTGGCCCCGCTGACGACCAGGACGCCACCGGCAAAGTCCTTCATCAGGGTGGTGTTGGCGTCGTCCCGGGATCTGTTGTCGCGCACCTTGCGCCGCAGCGCAGGGGTTTCCTCCAGCATCGGGGTGATCCGCTGGCGGCTAAAGCGCTTGGCCATGTCAGTGGTCGGCTGAACGATCATGACCGGACCCGGCTCGTTGTCGATGATGTAGCCCAACCAGTTGTTGCCGGTCTCGCTTTTGCCCAGCTGCGCGGCGAACATCACCACCACCTCCTGGACGGTGGAGCGGGCGCTGAGGTCGTCCATGATTCTGCGCAGGTACGGGGTGCGGTCTGTGCGCCACGGGCCCGGCTCGCTGGATGCCTTGCCCGACAGCATGCGGTTCTGGTCGGCCCACTCGCTCACCGTCAGGTCCGCCGGCGGGCGCATGAACTCCGCAAAGAGCGAGTCCACCAGGGCCGCGGCCCGAGTGACGTCGTCTGGTAGTTCGCGCGCGCCCATGTCAGCGAGCAGCCTGGGCGGCTGGCAGGGTGCTGAGGTCCGACAGCACCTGGCGGATCTCTCCCTCCAAGAGCGCGGTGACAGCAGCCAGGTCCGACTCGGCGGCCAGCTGCGGCGACAACCTGGCCGGGATCTGCAGCAAGGCGTCGCGCGTCGAGGTGATCTTGCCGGCCCAGGCCGCGCGCACGGCGTGGGTGCGGATCAACTCGCCGGCCAGCTCGGCCTGCTTCATCTCGGCGATCGACGCCTCAGCCAGCTCGCGCCGGCGCCGGGCCTCTTCGTAGCTGATCTGGGGATCGGCGTCACCGGCCACGAGCATGCCGACCGGCTGCGGCGCGATCGGAGCCGGGCCGCTGCCGGCGTTGCGCACGCGGGCGCGGGTGTTGGCCGCCCACTGGATGTCGGCGACTTTCGGGTCGATCTTGCCGTCGATTAGCATGATGCGCTCCCCCTGGATGGCCTTGTGCACGGCCACGCGCGACACACCTCGGTGTTTCGCGTACTCCGCCTGGGTCATCAGGGTAACTTTTGCCATGTCCGTAATGCGCCTGTTAACTATTTGGAAACCTGTTCACTAGTGCGATTTCGCGATCGTTTCGACC